ATATACATCGTTATATCTGTCGTATCTGTACTTATAACCTGAATCAATTACAGAGTAAGAAGAACTTGGTAATCCATTCTTAAACGCAATTATATTAGCAAGTTTAGCTTCAGATTTACTTTCGTCAACAACATCTGATTTAGCAGGACTGATAAACGCAATTGCATCTTTTCTATATTCTGCAATGTTTGATATCAGATATGTACCTAGGTTACCGGTATCATCAGATTTACCACCAAGTACGAATGAAACATCAATTTCGTTAGATGCCTTAAACAAATCGTAACCAGGTGCAAGATCCGCTAGAGTTGCTAGTGATTCAGATCTTCCGTCTGTACCGACGTTTGAACTTGTAATATCAGTATTACCTGAAACACCCAAGTTAGTACCTAATCTTTCATATGTACTTGCCTGAGCAGAAGCTTCAAAGTGAGCGGTATTCGCTACCTTAACCCACGAAGATTCTTGTTCAATTGCTTCTTTGTAGTAATTTGTTTTACCACTTGGTAGCTTAGCCGTTGGGCTAACTGATACATCGCTGTATAATTCTAATACCGATCCAGCTGTACCACTGATTTTGCCATCTGCATCAAGAACTGCAATATGATAGTTTGCAGCTGCAGGTGCTTTTCCGAATAAATTACCATAAGCCCATTTTCTTGTAATGGAAAGCTTATTTAAATTAGTTTCAGGCAATAGGTATTTACCACCTAAAGATAATGTATGATGAATTGCAGTAGTCAAAACATTATTAGCTGTTGGCTCTCCCAAGGAATCTCTTGCTTGTTTGGTTACTGTATTAACAACAATTTCTTGATATCCTACTGAATCGTTACCGATAGTAATGATATCACCGCTTTCTATTGTTGTTATTTCGTTTGCTGGTAGGACTTCGAATGCAACATTTGCTGAGTTAAAACTAACTGTTTGAGATGTTGCTTGCTGTGCTGGACTGCCAGTAATTCTCGTAGTAGGAATTTCTCCTACTGTAATTTCTGTATTGGTAAAGTTGCTACCCTTAACATATGCTATTTCTAATGAATTACCTAATGCACCTGGGTACAAGGCATCGAATGCTCCGTACGTAGTAAATGTTGGGTTAATGTCGTTATTTGCATATCTCTGAATATCGGTTGAAGAAGCAGTGACTGCCCCGTTATCAACTCTTGCTACATATAATGCATTTGCGTATGAAAGGTAATCTGCTCCAACAAAAAATGTTTCATAGTTATCAGCGCCTGGAGTACCAAACCTTGAAACTAATTCATTCTCTGAAGAAACGAGAACTGCTTCACCTACAGGACCCCATCTAAACACACCGGCCATTGCTGCAGGTGGTGTCGCGATGGCAGGAACCGATGCTGATGCGTCCACCTCTCTAACAATTACGGAAGGACTTACGGAAAAAGCCATATTATTCTCCTTTAATATTATCTAATTAAATCTTTTGTTACTAATTAATAGTTATCACAGTTTTATTTATAAAAGTTTCTATATCTAAAAACTACTGCTATCAGTCCGATACGTGATCCACCCCTGTTCGTCAGGGATATCGTCTCCAGTATCTATAAAGCCGAACGGTAATAATTCTTCGTCAAGCTGTTGTTCTGTTTTTTCTTTCAATGCCGCTAAGGTATTGATGTCTGTTAATTCCCTAAAGAATCGTTGGTCTGATAACCATGCAAATAATACCAAGGTCATTACCAAATCATCATTATGACCTGACTCTGCTTCGTATGAATTTGCTTTTTTACTAAATCGTGATAACTCCTGTATTGTGTTATAATCTTGTATTATTAACTGATTTTGTTCAATTAATAGTTTCAATATAGAACAACCTTTTGATTTTACGCTTTTGGTTGTTCGTATTCCATGATCTGATCTCTTCCCTCCAAAATTTGATACTTGTTTCCCGGCTCTGCCGTGGTTTTCAGTAAAGAGAAGATTTTCATAGCCGTAATCCATAAAGAGTATATCGGCAACTTGTTCACCAATATCGTTAATTTCAATTAACACTGCACTCTCATTGTACATCAGCCCTATTCTATATATAACGGAGGCAAAGTCTACCGGACTTATGGTATTATCTTTGTATACACATACTTGTTTGTATGGCATTTCCGTTGTATCAATTATATTAAAAGCAGAATAATCGAGTCCTTTACCTCTCGATACATCAACTACCATTACATATGAACGTTCTTGTTGTACTGCTTCATATTGTGTAATACCTTCAGCCTCATGTAATGGCCTAGACGGCGCAAGTTCTTTGAGTTTGGCACCGCTTATTAGTGTACCTGAGCTTCCTAAGAACTGACAACAGTATTCTTGATTAAATTTTTCGTTATCGAAATCTAACGCTTCGAGAGTTTCATCTTTCCATGCATCATCTCGACCAGGTACATCGTACCACATAACCTCAACGTATTCATAACCGTTTGTACCTTCTTTAGCACCTTTACAGGTTTTCCAAAAATGATTCAATCCATTAGGAGTAGAGGTCATTAATAATTTTGTTGTTTTACCAGATGATATTGTTGGATATACAGAAGCAAAGAATTCATCAAATCCTTCAATAAACGCAACCTCATCGAGATATAGAAAGGATATAGATTTACCACGAATAGCAGAAGATGTTGTAGTACCTGCATAGATCTTACAACCATTCTCTAACGTGATGTTACCTTTATTCCATTCTTCAATACCTTGCTGCATCCACTTAGGTAATGCTTCATAAGCTAACTGAACTCGGCCTAGAACCTCTCGAGCAGCATCTCCTTTGTTTGCCAATATGGCTACAGTCTTGAATTCATTAAAGAGGATGTAGTGTAATATAACGGCTACTGCTGTAGTTGTTTTACCAGCCTGCCTTGATGTTAATACTGCAACTCTTCTTGAGTCAGTAATCTTACGTGTAATATCTTTTTGATAGTCATACATGTCCATTGGAATTAATCCATGGTCAACATGCACAATCTTAATATATTGCTCTGCAAAATAAACTGGGTCATCAGCACACTTCATATATTCTTGAAGCATCTCAGGAGTAAATTCTATCTGTTCTCCAATCTTTTTAAGATATGAGTTGCCTAAGTAGCCACGATCCATTACTTATCTTCGCCTTTAATCATTTTCAGTAAATCAGCCGTTGATACAATAAGGTTATTATTTGTAACGTTTGTACTCTTATCAGCCGAAGGATCTTCTTCTTTAGCGTATCTTCTCTTTGTTGACATCTCAACGTAATCTTTGTTTGCGTCAAGTAATGTTTTCATTAAAGTAGATACAACTTCAAATGCTCGAGGAGATTCAGACTGTTTTGCGATCTCAGTCATTTCTCTAACAGCGTCGTCACCGAGATTAATAATGTTTTCGATATTCGCTTTAGCCAATTCAATATCTTTTAAATTCTCTTTGGCAGTATCACTCATAACAGCTGGTAGGCCGGCTACACTTTCTTGCGGCAAATTCTTTAAAGAATCTACACTTTTCTGCAGTTCCCCGTCCATTGCGACTTCGTTTGTTGAAAAAGAGTTAACTGGTAAGTCAGATACTTTCACATCTAATTTATCCAAACCTTCTTGAGTATCTTGGAGTGGTCTCATATTTAACTTTTGCGCTATAGTATCTTCATTCATGATATTATTTATCCATAACCTTCCAGTCACCATCTTTGTTTACCCAAGCGCAACTTTGACGAAGCATTGATGTACTAAACCGATGATCACGTTTATTAAAGAAAAGTTCAATATCGCGTTTACGACAAATATCCTTTCCTGTAAATTCTTTATCTCTATACTCTTCACCTAAGATACGAACATTAATTGTATACAGTTCAAGTATATCTTCAAGATCTTGTTCTGTTGAATAAGGAATAATTTCGTCAACGTAACTCACCGCTTTAAGTTGACTGTATCTTTCAACAATTGTTTGAATTGGTTGATTCTTTTCTTTAGGACGATCTACAGCAGGATCCATTTGTAATCCTACAATTAAATAATCACATTGTTCTTTTGCTTCTCTTAGCATCTGAACGTGCCCAGCATGAAGCAGGTCAAAGCTGCTACAAGTAAATCCAATCTTCATAATAAATGTTCCTTCTTAACTAGGTTCTGTATCAGAGCTTTGCCCCAAGTATGCCCAGTTGTCGTCAAATTCAATCAAGCTATAATCAATAGTTTGTGTTATATCAGTGGTTGCTACATTATTTACTGTAGAACCTGGTTGTCCAGTTTGGAATGTTTCAAACTCTGTATCAGCTGGCGTATCAGTTGCCAATCTTGCATCAACAAACTTAATAACTGCCTTATCCTTCTCAGGACCAAAGAACCAACCTTTCATTGTAAAGTTTAATGTATATAGTATACTTCTTCTTTGCGTAAATGCTTCTTCATAAAGATCTTCTGACGCCACGTCATTTAATATGAGAGGGATATCAATTGCTTCTAATCCTGGTATCAGATTCACAGTGCTTGTAAATTCTGGATTAAAGAACGGTAATATTTGTTCTAAACATTTAACCGCGTCTTCGTTATATTTTGCCATGATGTATAAACTGAATCCCATATTATATGGAGTTCCTGAATATACAAATCGTCTGCCGCCGTTATCTACATCTACAGCGGTCTTTCTTAATTTTCTTGTTGGTGCAACTTTTCGTTCTGCGTCATATGTAAAACTATTTAATTCAAAAGCCATACGAGGCAATGTCATTGCGAATGGTTGTCCTGCAGTTGGCTTTCCAAATGCGTCTTGCGTTGCTCCGCCTTGTAATGTAGGATCTTGTTCAAGTCTTGCTAAAATCTTTTGATATGGTCCATAAGAAATAGGTACTATCTGTCTCTGATTAAGAGTCCCATCAGTACTTGTTCTGCGAACTTCTAATTGATTAAAATATGTACCAAATAAAGCAACATATTTGCGAATCGTAGAATTATAAAAATAATTTGCTATTGCCATTAGGTATCACTTATAGATATGTTTTCACTGAAAGGAT